GAAAAATTTTTGAAAGAGAGAGAGGGGCACAGAAGTGCACTGACACTCAGTGGCTCCAGAGGAGTGCACTGACACTCAGTTGCTCTCTAGGCACAGAAGGAGTCACAGTATCTGAGGTTATTCTCAATGACACCGTACTCTGTACACTGAAGACCATAGTCAGCATCAAGAATCTTGGAGGCGGCTGAGTGGTTGTAAAACTCGCCGACACCAGCGTTGCCGAACTCTGTCTCAAGGGAGATAATCTCCGCTGAGGAAAGACGGTAGCGCAGATACAAGCTGCTCTCGATGGGCGTGAAGTGGCTGTGACCTGAGTCCGTGACTTTGTAAGCGAGGTGCGCAACGGTCTGCCTGTCGAGAACAGCATAGTCGGCGCCTGCGGCGTTCTTCATGTTCTCAATAAGGGTGAAGTGAGTGGTCGGGTACATACCACGGAGCAAGGAGGCCTGGAAGCTGCGAGCGCGCGCTTCAAAACCGTCTTTCTTGCGTCCTGGCAGGTCACCAAAACAAACACCGCTAGTGCGTAACAGCACACCTAAATTGAGCACAGGGTGGAGAACTCCGTCAATGTCATAGACCGGGGAGTGTTTCAGAAATTGTACATCTTCAATGTACTGTAGCGGAGCAGTCCCTGTGACAGCGTAGCCGGCGGATGCGGCTGCTTCTTCGACGTTTTTCGGGTCAAAGTCAGTCAGAAGGGAGAGTTTGTACGCAATCAGTATATTGGCAAGATTGTTGATAGCGGTCGTAATGGTACTGCCAGAATAGAGCATGGGTCGGGTAGGTTTCAACTCGACTTTCATCTTCCGGTCCTGGGTAGCTGACAGAACGAGCGTCGACTCGCACTGCCTAATTAAACGATTGACCTCATATCGCTGATCTTGTGGGAAGAGTTGGAGTAGTAATTTAAAAAGTGCTGGTGAATGCGATGCATCACAAGATGAGATGTCCAGATTAAACCGGAGCACCTTACCTTGATGGTGGACAGCAAAACAAGCATCGTCTGAAAAGAAAACGAAATAAAAGCGCTTGGTGGGACACTCAAGCTCTTTAAAAACGTTGCGTAAAGTTGAAGGGTCGGGTGACTTGCAAAAGTACAATTGGCCACCGTTTAGATCAACGGGGGCGGAGGCTTGTGCCTGTTTAAGGGCCTCCATATACCTAAAACCAAGCAATGAAGCTGGGGTTTTCAGGTCAACAATCATACGCGGCCTTTTGCCGTGCTTAGCCCACTCGGCTTTCTTTATCTTCCATACGCATTTCTTAAGCCAAAGGTGCGCAGGATCGCCAAGCCAACCATTGTTAATGAGGTCGGCATAGGCCTGCACACGCAAGGCTTTCTTCAGATGTGGATCTGCATAATGGTCACTGCACTCTTCTTGCATTGAAGACAGTGGCGATAAGTGCGGATAATACTTCTCACGTAATAAAGAAATAAAAGATTGAAATTTTT